ACTCCAAGTCGGGCACTGGTGCAGGTGGTGTAAAGTCAAAGCTTTGTGTCGCAAGATGGCAGACCACAATCTTGACTTGACCAAACACGAGTTCAAAGAGCCCGAACTCCTGACCACTGAGGAGCTCGCTCAGATTTTCGAGCAAGCACCCATGCTTCAAGATTGGGTAAATGCTGTATCTGAGCACCTACTCTCCAAAGCCATCTCGGGCGAGAAGGTCCCGGGATATAAGGTAGTAGAAGGAAGGTCAATGCGGAAATGGACTGACGAGAATGCAGTTCAGGAAGTTCTTACCGCATGCGACTACACTCCGGAGCAGTTCCAAGTTGTCAAACTGGCCGGAATCCCGGCAATCGAGAAGCTCCTCAAAAAGGACTTCGATTCACTGGTTGGGGACCTCGTCATCAAGGCTCCTGGCAAACCCACTCTCGTCCCCGAGTCTGACAAGCGTCCGGCAATGGGAATTGAACAAGCAAAACTCGATTTTTCTAATAACTAAACTTCACAACTATGAGTGCAACAACCAAAGTAGTAACCGGCAAAGTCCGGTTCAGTTACGCCAACGTATGGGAACCCCGTGCAATGGAGGGTTCCGACCGAGCAAAATACTCGGTATCAATTCTCATCTCGAAGACTGACTCGGCAACTCTGGCTCGGGTCAAGGAAGCCATCGACACGGCTCTCAAAGAAGGCATCGCCAAATTGGGTGGCAAGATTCCTCCCACGTGGAAGAATCCTCTCCGTGACGGGGACACCGAAAGACCGGACAACCCGGAGTATGCTGGGCACATGTTCGTCAATGCCAACTCGGACAACCGTCCTGGCATCGTGGACGTCAACCTCAACCCCATCATCGAAAAAGAGGATTTCTACTCCGGATGCTATGGCCGGGCGTCGATCAACTTCTACGTTTTCAACACGAATGGCAACAAAGGCGTTGCTTGCGGGCTGAACAACCTCCAGAAGTTGGCTGACGGAGAACGTCTCTCCGGGGGATCTTCGGCAGAAGAGGACTTCGGCCAGAACCCGTGGGACGACGACCTTATGTAGGTTGGTATGCTGGGTCTTACTTGGGATTAGGGGTTCGAATCCCCGCCCAGCAACAAATTTAGCAATAATCAACATGCCGAGACGCTTATATTTCGATACCGAAACATATAGCCCGGAGGACATTAAATCCACGGGCGCCTATAAATACATAGAATCGGGGGACTTTCAACTCCTTATGGTGTCTTTCGCCTTTGACACCTCTCCCGTTCAGGTGATAGATCTGGCCAAAGGAGAGGAGCTCCCCGATTATTTCATCTCCGCTCTAACTGACCCGGAGGTTGAGAAATGGGCGCACAACGCCGTATTTGAGAGACTCGTATTTAATCGCATAGGACTACCCATCCCAATTGACCAATTGTATTGCTCAATGGTAAAAGCAGCCTACTGCGGACTGCCTTTGGCTCTGGATGAACTCTCCAAGGCGTTAGTCCTCGGGGAGAACGGGAAAAAGTCGACTGGTAAAGCTTTAATCCGGTTTTTCTGCTCCCCGTGCAAGCCAACTAAGTCCAACGGGATGAGGACCAGGAACATGCCGGATGACGACCCGGGCAAGTGGAACGAGTTCAAGACGTATGCCGAATATGACGTGATTGCCGAACGCGACATCGTGGAACAGCTGGACCAATTCCCATTCCCGGAGTTCGAACGCCGGAACTACCTCGTAGACCAGAGCATCAATGACCGGGGCATTCTAATAGACCTCGACATGGCCGGAAACGGCGTCTTTTTTGACCATGTGTACACGGAGGAGATGACCGACCGGATGAAGGAGCTAACCGGACTGGACAATCCTAACAGTTTAGCTCAGCTCAAGACGTGGCTCAAAACTAACTTCGGGCTCGAGTTTCCAGCACTTGGCAAACCCGAGATCCTGGAATATTTGAAAAATACTCCCGATGCTCCCGACTTGGTCAAGGAGGTTCTCGCTGGTCGGCTTGCACTGTCCAAGACTTCAACTAAGAAGTACACTGCTATGCTCAACTGCGCTGCCAAAGATCGGAGAGCTCATGGACTATTCCAGTTTTACGGAGCCAACAGAACAGGACGTTGGACGAGCCGAATGATTCAGCTCCAGAACCTCCCTCAGAATCACATGAAGGACTTGGACCTCGCCAGAAGCATAGTAGAGAAGGGAGACTACGACCTTATCGATATGTGTTACGACAATATCCCGAATGTTTTGTCCGAGCTCACCCGAACAGCCTTCATAGCCCCGGAGGGTAAAATGTTTGCAGTAGCCGACTTTAGTGCTATTGAGGCCCGAGTCCTGTCCTGGTTAGCCCAGGAGAAATGGCGACTCGACGTCTTCAACACTCATGGCAAGATCTATGAGGCATCAGCATCACTCATGTTCGGGGTCCCAATTGAGCAGGTTACGAAAGGATCGGACCTCAGACAGCGGGGCAAGACGGCAGAATTGGCACTCGGATATGAAGGATCGGTCAACGCAATGGAGAAGATGGACAAGGAGAAGAAGCTGTCCAAAAAAGAAATGTATTCCATCGTAGCTCTTTGGCGTCGAGCCAATCCTAAAATCGTTGAATTTTGGGCTGAGGTGAACGAGAAGGCCATCGAGTGCGTCCAGACCAGGAAAACCAAGAAGGTAAGTTGCCTCGTCTTTGAACATGATGGGACCAATTTGACGATAGCTCTCCCAGCGGGGAGAAAATTATACTACAGAAATCCCCGGGTGAGACCCAACAGGTTCGGGCAGACTGGCATTGTCTATGACGGCATGGTCCAGTCAGTAGGATGGACTGAGGTAGAGACTTACGGGGGCAAACTGGTGGAGAACATAGTCCAGGCAATCTCCCGGGATCTTCTCGCCGAAGCAATGTACAGACTAAGCATTATGAAAGACTTCGAAATAGTAATGCACGTCCATGATGAAGCCATTGCAGAGGTAGACGAAGACCGAGCCGGGGATTGTCTGGAGACTATGTGTAGAGTTATGGGGGAGGATCTTCCTTGGCTGAACTGCTTGCCAATGGGATTGCCTCTCAAAGCAGACGGATACGTTACTAAATTTTATAAAAAAGACTAATGACATACGACGGGGAACTCGATATTGCAATTGGACTGAGTGCAAGATCAAAAGTATGGAGCAACAAGAAACTGAAATGGTCTGAATTGGTCAGTCGACTCGGGGAGGAGAACAAAACCACTGAAACATTCAAGGAGTTTGTTTCTGCAAGCAAGGAGGATCAGCTTAAAATAAAGGACGTAGGCGGATACGTCGGGGGCTACCTGAGAGGAGGCAAAAGAAGTCCGGCCAATGTGGTCCACAGACAACTGATGACCCTCGACTTGGACTTTGCCCACAAAGACCTCTGGGACGACTTCACTCTCCAGTTTGACAATGCAGCTGTTCTGCACGGGACTCACAAACACTCAGATGCGTCTCCTCGGTACCGACTAATAATGCCACTGAGCAGAGAGGTCACGGCTGATGAGTATGTGGCCATAAGCCGAAAAATTGCCGGGATAATCGGGATAGACCTTTTCGACAATTCAACCTTCGAGACCAACCGACTCATGTTCTGGCCTTCTACGCCGAAGGACATGGACTATTATTTTAAGGTCCAAGACGGTCCATGGATTGATGCTGACGAGGTCCTCAACTCTTATGCCGACTGGAAAGATTCGTCACTTTGGCCCACAGCTTCATCCCGTTTCGAAGCTGTCGACAGAGCCGTTAAGAAGCAGGAGGACCCAACCATAAAGAGGGGGCTCATAGGAGCGTTCTGTAGGACGTACTCCATACCCGAAGCAATAGAGACCTTCCTCTCCGACACCTATGTCCCGTCAGCATTGGAAGACCGATACACTTACACAAAAGGCAGCGCCTCGGCTGGTCTGATCGTGTATGAGGACAAGTTCGCTTATTCCCATCATGGAACTGACCCGTGTGGGGGTAAACTTTGCAATGCGTTTGACCTGGTCCGCATACACAAATTCGGCCACCTTGACGACAAGGTAAAGGACCCCTCGTCGAAGTTGCCAAGTGTGTCAGCAATGGAGGAGTTCGTACGCAATGACCCCGACACTAAGACAACCATTGCCAACGACCACATCAACAGTGCCAAGTACGAGTTTGCCGATCCAGAGCATGATCGGACTCAGGAAGAAGTAGTCGAAAAGGAGGTTGACCCGGAGGCTGAGAGCGTCGAGTGGATGAAGGAGCTGGAGGTTGACACCCGAGGAGCATACCTCTCGTCGGATGCCAACCTCAACCTCATATTTGCAAACGACCCCAGACTCAAAAGACTGTTCAGACAGAACGACTTTGACGGTAAGAGGTACGTTTTTGGGAATCTCCCATGGCGTCGGGTTGTTAAGCCGGAGCCTGTCAAGAACGTAGACTATTCCGGGGTCAGGAACTATTTGGGTTGCGTATATGGCATAACGTCCTCGCTAAAGATCGACGATGCCATGGCTCTGGAATTTGAACGCAACCACTTCCACCCGATTCTGGACTACCTCAATGACCTCAAATGGGACGGGATCCAACGGGTAGACAAACTCCTGATTGACTACATGGGGGCTGACGACAATATCTACTCTCGCGAAGCCATCCGCAAGATGCTGGTTGGAGCAGTTGCCCGAGTTATGAACCCCGGGGTCAAATTCGACCTTGTGCTTATGCTCGTAGGACCTCAAGGATCCGGCAAAAGTACGTTCATCAAAAAATTGGGAAAATCCTGGTTTAGCGATACATTCCTGACAGTCCAAGGAAAGGAGGCTCTCGAGCAGATCCAGGGGGCATGGCTTATTGAAATAGCTGAGCTCTCAGGTCTCCGCAAAGCGGAGGTTGAGTCAGTGAAGCATTTCATATCTAAGTCAGAAGACTCATTCCGACCAGCGTATGCCAGAACTTCTGAGATATACCCCCGGCAATGCGTCTTTTTCGGCACCACCAACGACAGCGAATTCCTGAGAGACCCCACTGGCAACAGACGCTTCATGCCAGTGGACGTGGTCCCCAACAATGCCAAAAAAGACGTGTTCATGGAACTGGACGACGAGATAGACCAGATATGGGCTGAGGCAGTTGTCCTGTACAAATCCAAGGAAAAACTCTATTTGAGCCATGAAGCAGAAAAAATAGCCAAAAATGAGCAAAGCTCGCACAGCGAGTCGGATGAACGGAAAGGCATCATTGAGGCGTACTTGGAACGTCAACTCCCGGACAACTGGGACTCAATGGACCTCTACCAGAGAAGAGACTTCCTGGTCGATGAGTTAAACCCCAAAGGGACCACCCCCCGAGACTACGTATGTGTTGCTGAAATATGGTGCGAATGTCTTGGGCGGAACAGGGAGGACATGGACCGGTATAGGACCCGAGAAATCAATGACTTGTTGAAGAGTATGCCCGAATGGGAGCCATGCAAGTCTACTAAAAATTTCCCCATTTATGGAAAGCAAAAATACTACGTGCGAAAACTCGATTGAGAAACGACTCGTCACTGAGGTGGAGAGAGTTGGTGGCTGGTGTTTGAAACTCCCCGCAATTCACAATGCTGGCCTCCCTGACCGGCTCTGTCTGTTCCCCGGTGGCGAAGTCGTTTTCGTTGAGTTGAAAGCATTCGGCAAAAAGCCCAGAAAAATACAGACATTAATGCACCAGAAACTGAAAGCAATGGGCTTTCGGGTCGAGGTGATAGACACGACCATGGGTTGTAAAATGTTAGCATTGGAATATGACCGAAAATGATCTCCATCAATACCAGCTACAAGCTGTTGACCACATAATAAGCCACACGCACTGTGCTTTGTTCCTGGACATGGGATTGGGTAAAACAGTGTCTACTTTGACAGCCATCAACGAGCTCATGTTTAAAGAGGTCGAGGTCCGACGAGTATTAGTCATAGCTCCCAAAAGAGTAGCCGAATCAGTCTGGACACAGGAGGTCGAGAAATGGGACCATTTGAAGCACATTAAAGTGTCTCGCATCATTGGAACAGAACGTCAACGTCGTGAGGCTCTTGCCAAGAAGGCAGACGTATACACCATCGGAAGAGACAACGTGGCTTGGCTATGCGGGCTCTACGGGGGATCTTGCTTACCATTCGACATGGTGGTCATCGACGAGCTCAGCAGTTTCAAGAACCCCAAGTCAATCAGATTCAAAGCTCTTAAGCACGTTCAGGCTTCACTCTCCCGAGTAGTAGGTTTGACTGGTACCCCGGCACCCAACGGTCTTATGGACCTTTGGGCCCAAATGTACCTCCTGGACCGGGGAGAGCGCTTGGGCAAATACATATCACACTATCGTGACAACTACTTTAAGCCAGGACGTAGAAACGGGCATATTGTATATTCGTACGACATATCCAAAGAGAATCAGGAGCGCATATACTCAAAGATAGGGGACATCTGCATGAGCATGAAAGCTAAGGACTACCTCGATCTCCCCGAGCGAATCGACAACATAGTGGAGATCCAGATGCCCCCGGAAATCCAAAAAGCTTATGACTCCTTCGAGGAGGAACAAGTTCTCAGCATGATTGATCAGCTCGGGGACGCCGTAGAGATACCAGCTGTCAATGCAGCAGCTTTGTCCACGAAGCTCCTCCAGTTTGCCAATGGAGCAGTGTACGATGAACAGAGAGTGGCCTATGAGGTGCACACGTTGAAGATCGAAGCCACGAAGGAACTCATTGAGGACGCCGGGGGACAGTCAGTCCTCATAGGTTGGACCTTCCAGCATGACAGAGACCGGCTCATGAAGGCTCTCGCCAAGTATAAGCCCCGGGAACTCAAAACGGAGAAGGACATCGTTGACTGGAATGCTGGCAGAATTCAGGTTCTTTTGATGCACCCGGCTTCCGGGGGTCACGGGCTCAACCTCCAAGCCGGAGGACACCGCATCATCTGGTTTGGGCAGACCTATTCTCTCGAGCTGGAGCAACAATTCAATGCTCGGCTTGACCGACAAGGACAGAAGGAGGTCGTGATAGTCAATAAACTGGTATGCTCGAAGACAGTGGACCAGGACGTCATAAGAGCCCAGAAAGCGAAGACCCGGGGGCAGGATGCTCTCATGGAAGCTGTAAAAGCGAGGGTCGAAAAATATATGAAAAAATATCGCAAAACATCGCAGTATTTGTAGCAGAAGTATTACATTTGTGATACAAACAAAAGGACAATGAAACGATATTACTACGAATTAATGGACGAGGATTACAACAGTTACGAAGCAGCTATCCCCGACGGAAGAATCAAAGCCAGAGCCATTGCTCAAGCAAAGCGAGCAATGAGGGACTTGGGGATCCGAAGGGCTCTACTGGCAGTCAATAGCCTGAGGACCTCCAACATATTGGACATAATCACAGTCGAATTGGATTGAAATAATTTCAATTTTCCTGGTGAAAAATTTTTTTTAATTGGACATTTTTTTCTTACTTTTACACTACACTTAATAGCTAAACATTATGGAAAAGTTTATCGAAAAGTACAAGAGCTACAGCTCGAAAGTTCTTCAAAAGTTGGCCAAGGTCAAGACCGGTGACGAGCTTGACGCCATCGAATCCATCCTCGCATCGAGAGGAGCATCTCAGGAACATCCGGCAGAGGGGGGCGCTGTCTACAACGCTACCGAAACGGAAGAGTACAAAGCCGAGAACGGCATCAAGGAGAACGACGAAGTCGCCGAGGAGAAGCCGAAAAAGGCTCGCAAGACCAAGACCCAGAAGGAGCCCAAGGAACCTCGCCCGTTGAAGAAGGAGATCTCGGACGAGGAGGCAAAGGCTAACCTCGAGAATGCCAAAGCCAACATCGGTCGCTTCTGCAAGTTCATCTGCACGAAGACCAAGGAGCAGACCGACGGCATCATCATCGGAGTTCGTCTCGATCCCCGCAACAACTTCATCCAGTACCGAATCAAGACCAACGACGGGCACGTCTGGGGCAAGGGCATCGGCTCGAAGGACCTGGAGCTCGGCGAGATGGCACCGGTTCCCGAGGAGAAGCCGAAGCGAGGCCGGAAGAAGGCTGACGAGGCAGCTCCCGAAGCAGCTCCCGAAGCAGAACAGAACGAGCCGGAGAACGCACCGGCTGAGGAGTAAGTCAGAACTCCTCGCCAAGTGGAACCGTCACTCCACTTGGCACCCCGGAGTGGTACAGGAGGGTTCGAATCCCTCCCCGGGGTCTAACCTATATACTAAAAATCATGAGTAACATACTTAAACACGCTGACCAAATCATCAATGAGCGGTCGGAGGAGAAGGAGAGACAATACGGACCATTCATGGAATGCAACCAGAAGGCCGCAGAGATCGCCTCGGTCATTACCGGTAAGCCTCTGACCGCTCTTGACGTGTCTTGGGTCCAAGTGGCAGTGAAAATGGCACGTGAATCCAATGCACACAAGGAGGACAACCTCCTTGACATGGTAGCCACAATCGGGGCCATCAACAACGAACTCGAGGAACCCAAGCCGATAAAAGCTCCGGGAGTAGTACCTACGTACTTCTCAACCATTTCGGAGGCTGTGGACTTCATCCGGATCAGTCCCATCGAGGTGCATGAGATCAAACATGTTCTCACAGAAGAGGGACGCAGAATAGCTGTATACTACTCCCACAAAAACGATCCGGAACAGTACAATACATTCTCAAACATCAAGCCATGAATACACAAGACTTTAAGCCATTCATTAAGAGCTGGGAAGAGATTTATGCCCTCCAGGGGGAGCTCCAGCTCATGTACAGGCCATACTTCAAGGAGCGCATCGCGAACTTTGACATTAACACTTTGGAGGATCAAGAACTATTCAAGAAACTCTGTTGGCAGATTGTCGAGGAACTCGCTGAGGCAAGGGAGGCTATCGAGGGGGAACTCGATGGCGAGCACTTTAATGAGGAGCTGATTGACGCATTCAACTTCATGTTGGAGCTTTACCAGCTTTATGGCATGACTCCCACTTTCGTCTGGACGCTGCCTAAATGGGCACAGGTTCTGGAAGACGAAGATTTTGCGGGAGATCTGCTTACCTTAATCGGAAACATCGGCATGACAGCAAACTGTCTCAAGAACAGAGAGTGGAGACAATCTCAGTACATGGTTGACTTGCTAGTTTTCGAGGGCCGGCTCAAGCGGATATGGACTTACTTCGTCATAATGTTCGAGCATTTGGGTCTCTCAGAGACTCGAGTCAAAGAGCTCTGGTCGTTGAAGTATCAAGTAAATCTGTTTCGCATTAAATCCAAATATTGACATGGGTAGAATATTCAAAGACTGTTTCGAAATGATCCGGGAGATGGATCGGGAGCTCAAGGTTTCCGGCATCACGGTCCCGGTCAACCATTACCAAAACCAGGAACTCAGCGGGGACGACCGGCTCACCAAGGAACTCATCGGAGTGAGCTTTGTCATCTCGAAGCCGTATCTCGGCAAACGTGAGATGCTCGACTTCATGTTCAAAGACGAGGCCGAGCTCATCGAGAAGTATTGCCGAGCAGAGCTCTCCGACCGGCTTGACCGAAATGGAGTCAACCCCGGTAAGAGCTGGGAGATCCGCCGGGACTTGTGGCAGAAGCTGGTGAGCAAGACTCGGCAGGAGGGTCGCTTCGACTACACCTATTCGGAGCGTCTGCACATTTTCCACAAGGGACCCGAAATACACCAGTTGGACAATGTCATCATGACTCTCCGGGACGACCCGCACTCCAGACGAGCAATGGTCATGATCTTCGAGCCGGAGGACACCCGGGCAACAGCCGGGGCTTTGACCCGAGTACCTTGCTCCGTCAGCTACCAGTTCCTCATCCGGAACAATCGACTCCACGTGATATATTATATCCGGAGCAATGACTTCTTCAAGCACTTCGCAATTGACATCTGGTTGACGGAGGCCATGATGGACTACGTGTTCAACATCCTCGCAGCCACCTATCCCTCTCTCAAGAAGGGATCTCTGCATTACTTCGCTGGGTCCCTCCATGCATACAACGAAGATCTTTCCAAATGGGTAATCTACTAAATTATGACTGTCGACGAAGCAAGAGCTAAAGCTCATCAGCAATATGACGATTGCATGTTCTGTCCGGGATGCTCGAAGCTCCTGACTGGGCTCCACATGGGGAGTCGGTGCTACACCAACTGGATCGAAAGAAAGGCACAACAGATCCTCGAAAATTTGAAGAAAAGTCATGACAGGAGGAAGTGAGGAGCCTATCATCATCGGGCTGGCAATAGCAGTAATAATCGGAATAGGGATCGTTTGTCTCATGGACGCTCTCAAAAACAAACTCAAGTGATATGTGCGGAATAAGTATAACAAGAAGGATTAACGCCATTGACAAGATACAGCATAGGGGCATCAAGTCCGTCCAGATTGCCGAAGGAGGATGGTTCCTCGGTCATGTTCGTTTGCCCATTCAGACTGAACCAGGCGATGACCTGGCTCAGCCCATAGAGCTAGCCGGAAACAACGGGTGGCTCCTTTATGTCGGGGAAATCTACAACTATCCTACGAGATATTCCAGCGACGTCGAGTACCTTCGGGATTTGTTCGGATCCTCGTGTCTCGAAGACATCATCTATGAAGCCAACAACTGGGATGGCATGTGGGCAATATGCTGGTACAGGAAGGGTCAAATTATTGCTTTCACCGACCCTCTCGGAAAGAAGCAACTCTACTACAACCAATTCGGGGAAATCTGCTCGGAGATAACCCCGTTGGTGTCGGACTTCCGAGACTTCGACCGGTACTATCAGTCGGAAGTGTTCAAATGGGGGTACAACTGGGATGACAGAACTCCATGGAACAACGTCAAGCGTATTATGCCGAATACTGTCTATTCCTTCGATGACATGAGGGTGAAGCCCACCATTATCCGGAGGGACTACTACAGATGGGGGATAGGGGAACGGAGTCATTTCGCAAAATCCAAGTTCGCCGAAGTCCTCCGGGGCTTGGTCGAGAAGTCCGTAAAACGCCGGGCAATGTACTCTAAAGTCCCGGTCGGAGCTTTGGTTTCTGGAGGACTGGATTCATCCATAGTTGCCTCTATTCTTCATCGAATGGGCCTGGGGGTTAATCTCTATATGGTGGAGAATAATGAATCAAAATTTGGCATGCTATTGTCCGAATTTTTAGGGGTTTTTATCACCTCTCTTGGCCCTATCCCCGATGATGATTGCCTGGAGAGGTGTCTCCGCTACAACGAAACCCCCATCGACTTGGGCTCCATGATCCCCCAGTTCCGACTCATGGAGAAGGTCAAGGAGAAGGTCATCCTGACCGGGGATGGAGCTGACGAACTCTTCGGAGGCTATCGCCGAGTTGATGATTATGACTCCCAGCTCTCAGACGTGTTCCAAGAGCTTCCGTTCTACCACATGCCTCGGCTTGACCGGGCTTCCATGAGGAGCACAGTTGAACTCCGGTCACCATTCCTGGGACATGACGTTGTCAGGTTCGCTCTCCGTTTGCCCCGGGAGGACAGAACTCACAAGCGCATTCTCAAAGATGCTTTCAGCGACGTACTGCCTCAGGAGATTCTCGACCGACCCAAAGAGCCTCTCAAGTGCCAAAGTATACGGCAGGATCCGATGGCGTACCGCAAGAAGTGTCACGAAATATTCTACAACTTATGGCAATAGCTATCGGATATTACCGGGTATGGTTTAAAGAAGAGGACTCCAACACGGGGGTTCAGTGGTTCAAAATGACGCTCCGGGAGGGATCTGTTAGACCTTCCATCCGTTCTATAAATCGGGAAGAGGCTCTGTGGTGGATCAAGTCCCGAAAAATGAAAGACGTCACCCCCGGAAATCCCGCGGGCAAAATATTTGAATCGGATGGTCAACCGTTCAAGAAGGCATTCCAGGAGCTGCCTCTTCACACTCGGTATAATTTCATAGAAGGAGCATCACTCTCATCAGGTACAACACACCGAGATCGTCTCGAAAAATATTTTAAAAAATGAAAATCGTAAAAGTAAGAAATGTCAAGACCCCGACCAGAGGAACGGGTCTGTCCGCCGGGCTGGACTTCTACATCCCGGAAGACTTCGAAGCCAAACAGATCTGGCCGGGCGAAAGCATCAACATTCCGTCCGGGATCAAAGCTCGAATACCCCGGAGGTGTGCCCTCATCATGTTCAACAAGAGCGGTATTGCCACCAAGCACCAGCTCCAGGTCGGAGCTTGCGTGGTCGACGAAGACTATCAAGGAGAGATCCATCTGCACGTCATGAATGTCGGCAAGGAGTTCGTCATCCTCAAGCCGGGGATGAAGCTGGTTCAGGGTTTGGTGATGCCTGTCTTCTATACCGGGGTGGAAGTTCTCGAGTCGGAGGCCGAGCTTTTCCCGCAATCGACTGAGAGAGGAGCGGGGGGCTTCGGGTCCACGGGTGAAT